TTGTGTGGCATTTTGTCCCTTAGAGGTAGTCGTTGTTGGAGTCAAAAACTCCGTAGGTTGCGTCATCAAATAGCATAAAGAACGTTTGTGGCGTTGAGTTCTGCCCGCGCTTGGGATACGGATCTAGCGTAAAGGACGAGTGCCAATAGCCAGGGTCGGCTTGGAAGTCGTGTCGAATGCTTTCGATGACCATCGTTGAGTTAATCGCTCCAGGGTTTGTTCCGGTTGTCGACGCGCCGTTGGGGGTGCGATTTAACAGGACTTGGTCGTTCAGATAAGGCTTGAACATCTCGGTCAGGTTTGCGCCGTTGTTGGTTTCGCTTCGCAGCTCGACGTTGCCGATGCGGGGCAGTGGTGACTGGTAGAGGTTGCCAAGGTAGATGGCCTCTTGGTTGGCTTGCTCGTTGGTCACAGAAACGACGTTGCTCTTGGTCAGAGTCGAGTAGCCATACAGGGGCTCGGCGGTGGTGTTTTCGTAGGTCTGGACCGTACCGTTTTGAGCCGTGATTTTCACCGTGGTCCAAACGTCAGCGTCGTCTCGAAGCACCTGCAGGGTCGAGGGCTCGTAGAAAGTCGTGACTCCCGAAGCGGCGGTGTCGCTCCAAATGTCCGCGCCCGAGGGGGTGGCGTTGTTCGTGGGGGTGTAGAGGTATGCCTGGGTGTCGAACTCGAAAGTGCCGTCGGGCTTTTGGAAGAACGCGCCAACGTCGGTGTCGGTGACTTGCTGGATTAGGTCTAGGGCCGTCGAGCTCGTGACCGCTGTTTGGAATCCCTGAACAAAGAACGCGCCGTCCGATTCAATTGAAGCCGTTCCACCCGAGATGGTTGCCGTTCCAGTCGAGGCAAAAGTGAACTGACTCGAAGTTGCCGTAAGAACTGTTGCTAGCCCGTTGTAATAAGACGGTCCTGTGGCGGTTCCACCAGTTCCGGTTCCAGGCGATGAAGCGTAAGGGGACGAGAACGTAAAGGTGTTTGAGCCGATGGTTTGGACAGCCCAAGTTCCGTTGTAAGCCGAAACGCTAGATCCGCTGATAGTCACGTTGGTTCCAACAACAAAAGCGTGAGTTGCGCTCATGGTGACAGTAGCCGTTCCGGACGCCCAAGTGATGTTTGTAATTGTGCCGGAGTAATTGTTGCCCGAAATGAAAACTGGCTGTCCAGTCGTCCAAGGATTTGAGCTCACGGTTGCGGTTGCGGTAGTTCCGGTTCCGCTAATCGACGTTATTGTTGCCGACTGGTTCCACGCTACGTCATTAACGTAGAAGTTCGTGGGGGAGATTGCGCCAGCCGTAATAGATCCGAATCCGGCCAGCACCAAGACCTCGGCGATGCGGTCGCCTGAAGAAATAACGCGCCCAAGCAGTTTTCCAGCAGTCCAACGGTTGATGATGTTTGGATTGTTGGCCGTCAGGCCGGTGTTGCCTACTACCACTTGGTCGATGTATGCGGAGAGTGGGCTAGCACCGAAGTTGTTGCCGATTTGATAAATGGTGAGTTGCTGCGTTCCTGATGCGCTACCGATTTGGGTGTAGTTGCCGTCAGCATAGACCGAGAGGTAAGTCGTTCCTGATGAGGTGTAAGAGGAAACACCGATGTGATGCCAGAGTCCATCCACAACAGATACGCCGGTGTGGTAAATCGTTGCGTTGGCAACGGCGGCGTAGAAGACTATTTCGCCGGAGTAAGAAGTCGCAAGGTAGAAGGTTTGTCCGAACCAACCGAATGACTGAATCGTTTGACTGATTGCGTTTTGGCCAACGAACCAGTAGTCAATGGAGTTTCCGGTTGCGTATGACTGCGTACTACCGAAAGGCTTGAAGAAGGCTACGTTGGTAGAGACTGCGCCGTTGGTTAAATCAAGGCAGGTGTCCGTAGAGTAAAGCAGCGCACCTTGTTGCGTGAGCGACACCGGCCCAACAATCGCACCGTTGTTCGTTCCAAGTTGGTCGTTGGGGCCAGTCGTTCCGAGCGTGTAATAGTTCTGGTCGTAAGTCGCATTAACGTACTGTGCGTAAAAGTTAGGCCGGTTTGCGTAGAGCAACGACAGGTACTTGGTGTTGTCCGTTGCCGAGAGGATGATGTCTTGGTTGAGCTGGTCGGCGGTGCGCTCTTCGGCGGCTTCGGTCAGTCCCCAAAAGATGGGGTAGGTCGTTGCTCCTACCGTGGCCGTGACCGTGATTGGCAAGCGAGTTCGGATCACCGCGCCTGTGCCGTTGGTCGTTCCGTTGAGGAAGTAGCCGGTGCGGTTGTCCAGGGTCATGCGGATAGTGCTGGACTCGATGCGGTCGAGGAAGTGCTGACGGCCTGAGCTCGTGGAGAAGTCGCGCACCCATTGGGTCACGTCTGTCCAGGTCTGCGTAAGGGTCTGCAGGTTGGTCGGGTTAAAGGCGATTTGAACGCTGAGCGTAGGAAGCGAGGCTAGAGCGGTCACTTGTTAGTTCCTCCCCATTGAGCGAACAAGGTCTTCATGGTGCGCACGTCTTTGAGCATTTGGTTGCGGACAGCCTTGGCTACTGCGTCGATGAACTTTTGGTTTTGCAGGAGCGCACCGGCAAGAGCCTGAATGTCGATTTCAATGTCAATGTCGCTGACCGGCTCGCCGTTGAAAGATGCCTCGCCCGCCATTAGTTAGTGACCCTAACTCGAACGCTGTTGCGCTGGGCAATGCTGTTTTGGGCTTGGCTGAATGGAGCTACATAACCGCCACCACGTTTGGAGATTCCTCGACCGACCTCTTGGAGTCCACGCTTTTTTAGAGCGGCGTCTCCGTAGGCTCCGAATGCGAGTCCGCCAAGAGCTGCAAGAGCAAAGCCCGCGGCCATAGCAGGAGCAAACTTGCCGTACTTGAATACGTCAGCAGCAAGACCTCCGCCTCCACCTCCCTTACCGAGCAAAACTGCGGTGTTCTCTTGGAGGGCTACTGTGTTGGCGTCGGTAGCAACTACCTGAGCAGTCTTGCCGAACAGCCCAGCAATGCCCTTGACGAGGTTGGCAATCTTGAGGCCGACTGATGCAGCGAAAGCCGCGCCAAGGGTAATTCCGACAGCCTCGACTGCGCCCTTGTCCTTGAAGAAACCGTTGAGCCCCGAGAGCAACTTAGAAAGCGCGGGGAGGACTACCTGACCAACAGAGATGAGAGCGTTGGTGAGGTTCGCCTCGAAGATTTTGAGTTGTGGGCTGAGTTGCTTAGCGGCATCTGCGAACGAGCCTGCCAGCGAGGTAGCGCCACCGCCAGCGACCTGCTGTTGGACCTTGACTACGTCCTTGAGGTTCTTGATAAGGACCGAGGCCGCACCACCACCACCAGATCCGAAGACGGCGTTGGTGTATTGGCTGAGTGGTCCGCCACCCTTGATGGCTTGCTCGTTGATGTCCTTGAGCAACTGAACGACGTTGCCTGAGCGCACGTCTTTGCCAAGTTGAGCCGCGTTGAGTCCGACCTTGGCAAGTCCGGCAGCATAAGCCTTGGTGGGCTGTTCGACCTTGCCTAGGGCGTTAGTGAATGATGCAACGGAACGCGAGGGAAGTCCGACCTTGGCAAACTCAGCACCAAGGGGAATGATTTGGCTGAGCTTGAGGCCGTAGTTGGCGAGGGCTACTCCGACTCGACCTTTGAGCATTTGCTCTTCGGCTTGGAGGCCACCAACAAACGACTTAGATCCGGCAACCAGTTTGCCGGTAAGGGTGGTGATGTCCATTCCCTTTGCGATTTGCAAAGCCTGAACAGAGACAATGGCCTGAGTTGTGGAGACTACGTCTGAGTTAGTAATGACCGCAGCCTTAGCCGCGTCGTTGAGCAACTTGTAGGACTGAGCGCCGGTGATTCCCGCTTGGCTGGTGATGAGCGCAGCCTTAGCGAGTTGGTCTGCGCTGATACCTGTTTGGTTCGAGGTGTCAATGATGTGACCGCGTAGTTTTTCAATCTGTACGTCAGTCAGGTTGGACTGGTTCTTGACCGCGTCCAGAGACTCGTTGAGCTTCATCGCGGCATCTACGCCATAGCCAATCGCAGCGATGCCGAAGCCAATCATGGCTGTTGAGGCTTTGTTGGCGAATGCCTGGGTCTTAGACGAAGCAACGTCGGCGGACTTGCCGAATCCGAGCATCTTGCCCTCGGCTTTGTCCATCTTCTCCATGTACTCTTTGGTTTCGGCAAAGAGGGTGACGATTACTTTGCTTAGATCCATTAGGCGTCTTGTGCCTTTCTAAAGAGTTCTTGTGCGAGGTTATTCAGGCGGGGCAGAATGCGGGCCACGCCATCTTCGGCGAATGGGAACTTACGAGAACGCGATGTGCCGTAATCGACATAAGGCGCGTACTTAATGTAGGTTCCGGTTTCCGACTTGTAGCCGGTGGCCGTTCTTTGGGTATTGCGATAAACGAATGAGTTGCGGAGGTTGCCGGTGCGCTGGGTCGGCCTTGGAGGGGTCGCTGGTCCGACGTAGTAGGTTCGTCCTGACTTAGATACGCGCTGGGAGCCAGCAGGACGTGGGTTAAACCCCTCGGCCTTGACGTTCGCTTCGAGCATCAGACCGCCTTGGGTCACGAATAGTCGAGCGGCTTCTAGGGATGCGGCTTTAATGTCAGCAATTTTGGCGATGAAGAGTTTGTCATCTACTTCAATTTTCACGCCGACTGAACTAGCCATTTGAGAGCTCCGAGTTTAAGTTGTCCAGGGCAGTCATCCACTCAACGATGTAGACCGGCTCGTCGAGATACTGCTCATGGGTGACGCCGAACTTTGTCCTGAACTGATACTCACGCCATAGCGCAAACAGTTCGGGGTCGGGTTCGACTTCTTTGCCTCTAAGTGCCTCCGCTAACCGATTCAGTCGGCGATAGGCGCTTTTGGGTCTTTGACTCCATCGGGTCCGAACTCTTGAGTGCGGTTGTACTCATCAGCGCAAGCCTCTGATAGTTGGTCAAAGGTGGCTTTGGGTAGATCTAGAACCGAGTCGTCAGTCGGGAGGTCCCCGAGGGTCCACGATGAAACCATGGCAACGATTAACGCAGCCTGATACGCCGTGAGACCCTCTTGGTCCTCTTCCGATAGATTGCCGATGACCCCCCATGTGCCAGGGTTCTTGTCATCGAAGCCAAGTTCAGCGAGTTTGACGGCTGAGGTCGCAGCTCGAAGATACGCTTTGGAGACCACGCGAGATTGACGCTCGGTGATTTCCTCTCGGTTTTTGATGACTGCGCTCTGTCCGTTTGGTAGTTCGATGAGTGGCATTGTGTCCCCTTTCTAGGTGGCTTAGTAGCCTGTTTGATACGCGGTTGAAACGCCGTTGATAGTGGTCGTTGCGATTGGGCTGTAGCCAGTCGAAGCGTCCGTAGCGTTGGCGTTTGCCGTAAATGATACTTCAACCTCGGTGTATTCCTTACCGCGGGTGCGCTTAACGTCGTGGAACTGAACGCTGGTCATGGTGACTGCGAATGAGTGTCCGGTGTCGTTAGGGTCGGTCATCGTGATTACAACAGCCTGAGGTGAGCGGGTCAAAGCGTAGGCGCTAGATCCAGTTGACCAGGTGTCGGCGTTGCTGTCGACTACTGCGGTGAACTTTCCGGTCACTTCGAGCGGTCCAGCGAAGTTGACGTGAGGAGCCTGAGTACCCATCGTGAAGATTGGGGCAGTCTTGCGAGCCAAGGTCAACTCACCAGTTGAGATGTAGTTGTAGGTGGTTCCGCCAACTGAAATGGTGGTGTCCCAAGCAGGAATCATGTGCTCAGTCGAAAGGCTCAAGCTTGTGAATGGGCTTGGGGCAGTAGTGGCTGAGGTGTAAGGGTTAGCGAAGAACTTGACAGTCGCTTCGGCTGCGGCTTCGGCTCCAAAGGTGATGCCAAGGCTGTCGGCCTGAGCGCCGGTCATGGTGAAGTAGTTCGCACCGTCAAAGTCCATGATGGAGAATGAGCGGGGCTGTGAACCGTTAGTCGCGTTGTTGTACAACTTGATGACGTGGGTGTACGGACCAGCACCGGAGATGGTGTCGTTTCCACCGAGGACTGAGGTCACTAACCAAGGGAATGTGTCAGCGTAGAGGTAGAACTTCGCGTCGTATTCATCGTGACGGACACCCTGAACTTGGTCATAAACAACCGTTGGTGATCCACGCAAAGCCTCGTCGCGCAAGAACGTCTGCATTGGAGTCACCTGTGGCGAAAATACAGGGATGTAGACCGGAGTACCGGCTGGAGGGGTTGTGCCTCGGGTGGTCTCTTGCAAGAGTCCGAGATAACTGTTGGCTACTAAAAAGGCCATTTAAGGCGCTCCTTTGGGTTGTGGGGGTTGGGTTAGGCGGTTGGGTTTGCGGGCTCTACAGGGGCTTCTGTGGGCTCTACAGGGGTGTCTACGGTCGTGGGGGCGGTGAAGCCACTCCAACGAGCGTCGGGTGCTTCGCTGATGTCGTAAGTCTCACCTGGTACGGCCTCGAGGCTCGCGCCGTCGATGTCGGAATAGATGAGAGTCTCGTCACCGTTGAATGTGAACTTAGCCATGATGCTCCTTATGAGTCGATTTCTTCCAGCACCATTACGCGGATGTTGGAATAGGTTTGGGTGAGTTGCGAACCTGCTTTGAGGTTGCGCGGGTAATACGAAGTGACCTCGATGTCGGGGCCGTTGCCTTGTGGGTGTGGACCCTCTCCCCATACAAAGACCACTCCAGGCGCACCGGCGTTTCGGTCTGCGCGGATGGCTGCGATGAGGCTGTCGAGAAAGGCTTCGTTCTGAGCTGCGGCATCTTCGGCCTGAGGCTCAACGGATCTAAAGTAGCAATCGAGGATAAACGAGTATTCCACTACCTTGCGACCATTGTGCGCTCCACCTAGAGCGATGCGGTTTTCGCGCTCGGTTTCAATCCATAAAAAGATGATGCAACCCGAGGTGTGGTTAGGGTCAGCACCGTTGTAGAACTCGCCCTCCAAAGTCAGTTTGGGTGGGAACGGCTTCACGCTGGTTAGGTACTCGATGTTGGCGTTCTCTAGGTAAGAGGTAATCGCCTGACGGACTGTGGCCCGAGACATTACGCACGACCCCAAACTTGGATGAAGTCATCGAGCAGGTCATAACCGGCTGCTTCGTCGTATGCCTGAGAGACGGTTGCCGAGGATGTTGCGACTGGCTCGCCGAGTTCGTTGATGACCAGTCCACCGGCTCCGCGCTCTTTGGCCATAGCCACGATGAAGTGGATGACCGCTTGCTTAACGGTGGCGGGCATGGTCGAGACGTTGGTGTCTGTGGTGTGGCTGTAAATCAGCGGGCTAACGGTCGGGATAGTGAGACTAGATCCGTTCCATGAGCTTGAGATGACGAACTGCTCGTCCTTGGCTCCGTCCCAAATCGTGACGGTCATGCCAGGGTAAAGTCCAACGGCCGAGTCCACGATCAGCGAGGTGTCCCCTGCGGTAATCGCGGCTGAGGTGAATGTGTTGGCAAAGCCGTTGACGTAGGTGTACTGGCAGAACTGCATCTGACCTGCACCCCACGCGCCTCCGACCATGTTGAGTCCGCCAATAGAGGTGGCTTGGCTCAGGCCGTACTGGTTGGTGATGATGAACTGATAACGCTCAATCGAGGTGTTCGAGTCGTTGAGTGGAACGTTGTTCATGCCCGACCCTGGCGCATAGCCGAACTCGAAACTCTTCAGCTCGAGGATGGGCCAAAAGTAGGGCTGGATAACGAACTGCCCGAGGCGGTTGGCTGAGTAGCGTCCGTTTTCGG